CTCCTCACTAATATAAGGGTATATACTAGCTATCCTTACGGACTTTTCCGTAACCTCAGGTTACCGAGGCCGTCGTCCTATTGTTTCTAAAAGACCCGGAGACTAGGGACTATTTTTTCTTGTAATAAGAACAGATGTTTCCTTAACTCCGTATTTCTAAGTTGACGTAACATACGATCGACTAAGATAGGATACCCTACTCGGGGAGGGCCTGTCGTTGAAAGTGTCTTTTTAAGTATATCGACTGGATTCATCAAATCATACATTTTTTGTATTGATAAGAGTTCTTCCAGACGATTGTAAGTAGCTTCAATAGAATCGATGGGACGGAAAGCTCCCTTTAATGGAGTTTTCCAATCCCACCGCTCCTGCGAAGCAGTAAAGGCATTAGAGTCATGCCTGTAATCTCTATTTAGGGTTCTTTTGTACTCAGACTCAGTTAGCAACGCGAATACTGTTGCCTTCGGAGCCATATCCGCCCGTGGGATAAAGGATCCAGTCGGAATACCGTCTTTCACCGTGAATACAAAGATAGAGGGTGCATTATGCGAATCCTCCTGCCCGTCGGGCATAAGCTTAAGTAGGGGTGACAATGTCTCCCCTACCAGCTTATGATAATCTGACAGAGCCTCCTTCACGAGAAGGAGATTACATAAATTCATATTAATCTTTCGGACCTTAACCTTACCTGTCTTAAGTTTTTCCTCATAGGATAGTAAGGGTGTGGCGGACTCCCTATAAACCCGCCACGCTTGGATTGAAGGACCATCTTCTGGTAAAAGCTTACCAGGAGGGTAGAGCCATTCTTTGACGATCCCGACATTGTCGGAACCATCAAGATATGTCTCTACGTATGGAACCCACCAATTACCAAAACGAGGGTAATCGCGATCGACATCCAAAAGAAGTCGATGGCGTTTCTCCTCGCCCCCGAGCCAGCTCTGTTGAACAAGGATATCTCAATAGATGTCTCTTGCTCTCTCAGACAAGAATTCGACAAATCTTTTATGTTTTGTCAAATTCAAATCTGAAGACCAAAGCTTATGTTTAAATAAGTTAGCAAAATTGTATGAACCAGTTAAAACCTGGTACCATGCATAATACTTGCTTAACCCTGTTAGACCGATGTCTTTCGACATAGGACTCAGCAGTAAAGGTAACAGAGCCTCAACAAACAAAGGGATTTTACCCGAAGTTAGTTGAGATGTACCCAGCTTCCAACGAGTTGGATTAAGGGCTCTTAAATAAAAGGAAAGAATCTTCCTTCCAGTGGTTAAATGCCACCCCCTTCCCACCAGTTTAGAGATTAACTCTAACCGAGAGGCTACGGAATTAGCCTGAATCTCCTCCTTTAATGATAAAGGGGAAATATTCTCGGAACCCAGGGCAATCTGGTTTGCAAATTGAAAGAGACGGTCCCCTGCTTTCCCCTTGTGGGAAACGGCAGGAGATACGACACTTTTTGCCAAACCAATCGGGATAGAAAACTCTTCACAAACTTTTAAGTAAGACTCTGCTACCTCTCGGTTACCAATCACAATATCGTCCCCCAAAACCCGATATTGCGTAAAGGCTTGTATCTTATTAGATACCCGATACGCAGCATACTGTACAATGTAGTGATGTAGTAAAGCTAATGCGGCCCATGAAGAGAGGGCACCCATAGGTTGTCCTCTCGTATAAAGTATATGATATTTATTATTATATGTATAATATTCATGGTTTTTGGGATCCTTCACAGGAAGCCCAAACTCCCGATCAGTCATGAGAGACACCCAAAAATCACCAACAGGTTTCCCCCAAATCTCATCAAACATTAATTTGTATAATGAGATAGGGATCATATCTGTGGCAGATTTGAGGTCATAAGAGTAATACTCTGGGCAAGTACCGGCAAAGGACCGGACAGCCCCATCCTGATCGAAAGTCGCATCCGAAGCGCCAAACCTATTTAAAATTTTAAATAAAGCTTGGTGCATCGGAAGAAGAGCGTACTGAGTCCAATAATCAACCATGGCAAACACCCGAATCTTACCTGCTGGTTCATATTTTAAATGTAATCGACCAAGGAATAAATCCTTTTTCAGCCAATAACGGCGGCGATACCAGTGGGCCCAAGGGCGTGAAAGAAACTGAATTTTCCGAAAAAGAGCCAAACCTCTGCTATCCCCTAAGAGTTCCAACCACTTAACCAAATGGTTAGTTGGTTGAAGATCCCAAAGGCGAGCAGCGGCAGGAGCCGATAAAATAGACTGCCCCGGATTAACACCGGAAGCAGTCGTTAAAAGAGGAAATCTCTTAGGAACAAGTTCCGAAAGAGACCCCATAATAAATAATTTATTATTCAGTTTCTTGATAAAGGTACTAAAAGCCAATTGGCTGTCA